AATGGTGCTTGTATAGTAAAGTTTTCAAATGAACCTTTTTGTTTTTGTAAAAATGCAAATACTTCCTGGGCCTTTTCTTGTTGCATAGGCGGCATTTGCACTGTGAATGAAAAATATTGTGCTCCAATTTGTCTAACCTGTTTGCGGCCAGACAATGTTTGATTTACCAGCGTTGGAGTATCGCCTTTAAAATTTATTGTTTGAAAATTTGGATTTGTTGGAAATTGTCCAGACATTTATACAACCCCCATTTTGCCTTGATTGTTCATGGCGTTATTTATTATTGATGTGATTAAACCTTTTCTTGATGCCAGGAGTTGATCGAACCCAGCTGCATCTACTGTAGAAATATTAAAATTAACTGTTGCTCCAGAACTCATGCCCTGGCCTTTTGTATGATCTATAACTGTTTCATTTGGATGTAGTATTGCTGGGAAACCGCCTTTGCCATCTACTCCGCCAGCCCTAGCACCCATTCCTGTATAGCCCCCACCATCAAAACTATCAAGAAAATTTTTAAAACCGCCAGTAATAGGAGCAATAATCATTTGTTGTATTGCTATTCTTAATAATTGTTCAACAACAAAAGATGCAAAATCTTCAAATGCAAGTTTGCCATTTTTTAGACCATCTATAATTGTATCTTCTAATTTTTTCATAGATGCAACTGCTGCATTTTCAATAGAACTCTCCAAGCCGCCAGTTCCAGTTAGTTTTTCAATAAAAGCATCTAATGGGCTTAATAAATTAGTTATTGAATTTTGACCTTTTGTTGAAAAAATTTCCCACTCATCGCCACCTTCTTTGACTTCTTTAATCATTTTATTTAAAAAGTTTAATACAGAATTTTCTTCTTCTGCTGGTACCATTCCCATAAGCATTGTTCTAATTCTTGTTGCAGCTTCTTCTGCCCTTACCAAATCATCATCTGTTGTTTTTTTTGTTGGAAACATTCCAAGTGGTTGTAAATTTAAGTCTAATTTCTTTTGTATTTTAGCAACTTGCCTTTCAGCGTTAATCAATTCAACCTGCATTTGTTGTATTGGATCTAAATCAAAATCAAATAAAAACTGACCAATGTTACTCGCTGCAAAAGTTAAAAATTGATGCTCCATCTCTGCAAACATTTTTTGTACAGCCAAAATTGAAAACTTAACGCCTTGCATTATGCTTATCGCCATATTTTTACCCAAAGCGTCAAAGCCGCCCTCAGTCTTATTTGTGCTTGTAAGCATATTACTTAACTCACCAACAACTAATGAAAATGCTGGGACTAATGCACCAGTTATATTGTTTCCAACCGCTTTTACTTGTAATTTTAAAGTTTCAAATTGATCGTTGAATTTAGCCACATTTTTAATAACTTTATCTGGCAAAATTATTCCAAGTTCTCTTGATCTTTCTATAAACTGGTTTAATCCTTCAGCCCCATCCCTAAAAACCTCACTCATTTGCATCCCAGCCCTACCAAATAAATTAGCAAGCACTCTTGATCTCTCAGCCTCAGAACCTAAATTTTTAAGCCCTTCTGCAACCTCAAATAATATTTGTGTTGGATCTCGCATTTCGCCAAATGAATCTCTTAGATTTATGCCTAGGTCTTTAAAAATATCTGCTTGGGTTTTTAAACCACTGGCGGCATCACCAATAGATCTGCTAAATTTTTCTAAACCTTTTTGGGCTTGTTCAACGGAAGATCCAGATTCAATTGCCGCCAATTGAAATGCCTGCAATGTATCTGTAGCAATGCCAGTTCTTCTTGATGTTTTGTCAAGAGTGTCAATGTATTCAAAAGATTTACCAACTAAAACAGCAAGTGCTGTAGCTGTTGCAGCCGCAGCTAATCCTACGCCAGCAACACCCTTGGCTGCTGAGCCAGCTGCACCACCAACTGTTTTTAAGCCAGAGGTTACTTTGCTAAATGCAGCCTTTGTTTTATTAACAGCTGTTAACTCAATTTTGACTTTTTTATTTGCCATGCTTCCTTCTATCTTCCAAGATTTCTAAATAAGCAATCCAGCCCTGGTATTCCTGGACACTAATTTGCTGTAGTTCTTCTAGGGTTTTGCCTAGTCTTTCTGCAAGGCTGTATTGCAGAAATAAATTAGCATCCTCTGTTAGTCCTTTTTTGTTTCCTCAATAGGCTCTTGCCCCATAATCTCCTGGGCTATTCTAACTAACACCTCACGATCAACTTTATTTAAAAGTTTATTTTTATCGCCAATATCAAATAACTTTTCCCCTTCGCTATCCAATGCCTTATAAATTAATACATAAGCCATCATCGTTAGATCATCTTCCTTGCTCATTTTGTAGAGTTTAGAAGTTTCACTAAGCGTTAATGGCTTGCTGTATATTTTTAAAGGTTCATCTTCTTGGCCCCATTCTGGAACCAGCGTTACTCTCACATCTTGATTATCAAAATGTTTAACTGCGTTATCTATTACTGACATTTTTATACTGTTGTAATAGTTAATGCACCACTACCCTGGAAGCTAATGCTTGCTTCAACCAATCCATCGTGTGTACCAGAAACAGTCTTTCCAGTAACAATTGCAGATCCGCTGTAGTAAGTATCGCCACTATCAGCACCTTCTGGGTATAGGTTAAGAGTTATGGTTGAACCAATACTCATGGCCACCTGGCCAGTTGTATCTGTCTCATCCCAAAAACACTCAACAGATCCAGAAAAGGATGTAAGTGAAGATTCAAAAGTTTTAGCACTATCGCCCATTGATGTGGATTCTATTGTGTCCGAAGTCTCATCAATTGAATAAGATTTAACTTCAGCAACAGTATTAGCACCAACCTTAACAAGCCCTTCGGAGCCCTTATGTATCGCCATTTTCGTTTACCTCGGCTTTCGCCTGTTTTTTAGAAGAAGATTTAATTTGCTGGGCTGCTTCTTCCTTCCAACCCTTTTTTTTAAGATACTCAACCCTTGTAGGATGTGCATCTATAAAATCTTTGCCATCTGGTGAAATCATTTTCATAATTTACTCCTGGTTAAACTGCCACATCTGGATTTTGCTCCTGGACATAGTAGCTAGTTAAAAAAGTCAAAGTAGCAAAAGCCAGCGGCTTCTCACCCTCTGCATTAAATTCAATTTCAGTAGATTCTATGTAGCAATCTTTGGCCTTCCCAGATAATGTGGGATCAGCTGCAATTGCTTGCTCTACTTCTTTGCAAACAGTGTCCAGAGTATCTTCAAAATTAGTTGTACTCTTAACATAGGCCTCAACAACCAGGCTTAACATTCTTTCACTTGTTCTGTTTGGGCCAATCTCTATTGGCTCGCTATCTTCGGATTTTGTATAAACCAAAATCGCTGGCAAGTTGCCATCTTCTAAAGGATAAACCCTGGAATCAAATACATTAGATCCAGTGGTTGTTAAACCAGTTAATTGTGTAACCACCTGGTTGCGGATTTGTTGTCTTACATGATCCGCCATTATTGTTCCTCTAAAACTAGGGCCGTAAAACCCTTAAAATCTTTTTGCACATTAACAATCTTGTAGTTAGTTGCGGCCTTCAAAATATTGCCGTTTACATCTTTATATGCACTAACCGCTAAAGTATCGTTATGTTTAACGCTTGGAATATCTACAGATCTGCAATAAGCAATAGGTTGTACTGCTTCTACTCCAGATCCTTCGTCTAATTCCACATATTCTTCATTCAAAATAAGATTGAGTGAAGTGTTAACACCATTCCTGGTGTAAGTTGCTGCTAAACCATGGCCATAAGTAGGATCTAAAAATGCGGCCATGTCAGACTCTGTTTCATATTTAATTTGACTCATGCCGCTTCCTCTAAAACCAGCGTTAACATTCCAACATTATCTGGTTGCACTTCAACCACTAAATATGTGGTTTCTGGTTTAATTACATTGCCTTGATCTGTCGTAACAGCATTAACAAGTAACTTATCTTGATGAGATATGTAAGGAGCATCGCTGGCCTTTAATGTGGCCCTGGGTTGATAACCCTCAGCTGCAATGCTGTTGCCTTCAATGGCAAAATAATCCTCATCCATAATTAAACTTATGTTTTGTGATGCTCCAGAATCTATGTCATACCAGGTATCAATTAAGCCTGGCCTAGAATCCCATAAAACTGATTGCACCTCAAAAAAAGTACCAGTGATTCCAAAACCTACGCTTGAATCTACATAGGAACTGAAATCAGCAGCACTCTCTAGGGCCATTATTTAGCCTTAGACCTTTTCTTTGGTTTTGGAGTTTCAGAAACTTCCAAGCCTACGCTTCTATTGCTTTCTTTTTTCTCTTTAGCAACATGAACGCTTGCTTTATTACAACCAATTAAAATGTGGGCCTCAGATTGAGAAACCTCAATCACATCGCCAGCGTGAACTCTTTTACTGTTAGCAACTGTGTCTGCCAAAATTAAAACTTTCATATTTTTTCCCTGTTTAAAGCTGGCGGACACTAGGCCCGCCATCTTATTAGTGGTTAACACTAGTTATTAAGAACCAACTACAAATGAGACTGGATTTCTTACAGCCGCATCAACAGATTGAAGTGCAACTACTCGAACAGTTCCAGAACTTGAACTCGTATAAGGATCCACGACCAGGTCTAATCCGCCAAAGAAGCCGATTAGCAAGTCGCTAAAGTTTCCAAATACATAGTTATTAGCAGTTAATTGGTTAGAAACAACTACTGGGTAGCCATTCATGCCATTGCCGTCTGCAATAAAGATACCGCTTCCAGTGTCTTTAGATGTAGATTTTAATGTTCCATAATTAGTAGGATTAACAATGTATGAAAGTCTACCTAATAGAGCATTATCTGCACCAATTGCTGATTCCAAACTAACCATTTCTGGCCATGTTGGAGCCGCAGCAGAAGTTAATGAAACAGTGTTAATGCCAGTAGTATTTGTAATACCTGTTGGCTTACCATTGTTTCCATCGCCTTCTAAACAAGCATCATCAATAGCAATCGCCATTCCAGCTGCAAGATCTTGTCTAATTAGATTTTCAATATCCAAAGATGATTGGATCATAAGCTGTCTTGTAACATCTGTGAAAGCACCTAAAGTTTTAGGTGTCATTGAGATGCTGCCGATTGTCATTTCTGACTCACTAGCTGCTCCGCCTTCTGCACTAATGAACGCCGCAGTTGAAGCCGCAGTTTTCTTAGGGATCTTAACATCGCCAGATAGGCCATTAAGATTGGTCGCTAAAGGCATAACTGCTGAGTTATTCCTGAGAGCCTCGATAAAATCTTGCCCCCTGTAATCCTCACCAATTAAATCGCCATCACTACCAGCAGACATATCACGCTGATTCCAATTAGCCATGACTTCAGCTGGAAGCATAACTCCCTGGGCTGTTCTGCCATATGCTTCTTGTGCAGCTTCTGAACATTCCATTTCAAATCGTGCAGCTTCTTGGGCCTTACGATCTGTTGGATTTGCCATTGCATTAATAGCACGCATTACGCTGAATCTTTGTGTTTCAGCTTTGCTTAAACCAATTTCATTTGGAGTTTCTAAAGGCACATCATTAGAAATAGTTTCTAGTAATTGTCCTCTGAACTCATCAACTGATAATTGATCTTGAATAGCTTGATTGCCTAAATCTCTTTTATTGTGCTTTGCAGCAAGATCTAAAATCTCTTTTGAGTTTTTAGCAAATTCTTTTCTTGCTTCGTCTGCACTTTGAGATCTAACTTCATCAAGATTAATTTCTTGTTTTTCGTTTTCCATTATTTTCACCTTTGTGTTTGGAAGTTTGTTAGATTTAGAACGGCCCACACCAACTTGCTTGGATTGATCTGCTGGGATTGAAACCACGGATGCTTCCATAGGTGTCCAACTAGCCCTGTAATGATCGCCAATCTCCTCATTGCTTGCCTGTTCCAGTTTATTTACTCTGTAGCCAACGGATATGTTTCTTTTTATGCCGTCTTTTACATCATCAAAGACTTCACGAGCAAGTGCAGATTTACCAAATCTTACAACCGCAACTGTTCTTTTTGCGGCCTCATCAAGTTTATATTCTTCAACAACACCAATTTGCTCATCCATATTATGGTTGTTCAATAATGGTGCTGATCCAGAGGCCATGAATGACATATCCACATCCTCTGCTTTATGGCTTAGAACCTCTAAACCAAATGACCTTTCAACTCCGCTTTCGGATGACACTCCTATGCGGACTCGTCTGGTTTCTTCATCAATGTAAGATGCCCTGGAGAGATCTATTGTTCGATAAGTTACCTCATCTTCAAATAGTCTTTCTTGCTCATCTTCCTCAACATCCTCAATGACTTCAGCAGAATCAATTAAATCTTCTGCTTCTGTTTCGCTGAGGATGGGATTTTCACTTTTAAATTCCATGCTTACCTCGCTAGGATGTTTTTCATTTGGCGTAATTGCCTCTTGAAACTTGTTAAAACTTTTTTCTTTATTCATTTGCTCTACTTTGCCTTTTGACCAGGTAAAGCCAGCGTTGCCACCCCAAAGATCCCAGGCAATTCTCCAGGCAGTTGGCCCACCATCGTTTTCTTTTTTGTCGTAAAACTTTGCTTTGTTATTGCTATGCCTGGAAAAAAAGCTATACATTCTTTTGATTGTTGAATCAGATAGATTTTCTCCAGCCACAATTTGCCTGGCTCTTATAGCACCTGTCCTGGTTCCGCCACGGCCATATTCTGCTCGTTGGGCCAAGGCTCTTTTTGCAGCTGCTTTCATGCCCTCATTAGGTCTGGCCATCTTCATCTTCCTGGTTGCCACCTTGTACAATTGCCTCTACTGGTGCTTTCTGGCCAAATGGCTGGAATGCAGTTTCAATGCCGTACTGTGCTGCTAATTCTTGTTCTTTTTGATGTTGTTCAAATGTTTCTTCTACATCTTTTCCATAACTAGAAACAATATCTGAATAAGTAACAATTCCATTTTGTAAGCCAACCACATTGGCTTGCATTTCTTTTAATGGATCTATCCAAGGAAAAGATCTTGGAATGTAATTTATTGAATTGGCAAACTTGCTAAATTTACCGATTGGCAAGTTAATAGCTTTAGTTGTTATGGCCATTTCTAACCAGCGTTTGAATACAACATCTATAAAATGCTGAACAATAAATTCTTGCCAGATCTGAAAGTTAGATCTATCTTCTAAAGCACCCTGGCGGATAGAGGAATAGTTAACTGAAGTTAAGTCATTGCTTAAAGCGTGATATGAAATATTTAGTCCTGAGGCAATAGATCTTAAAACTGTAGTAGTAAAAGATTCAAATGCACTTGTTGGATGATTAGGATCAAATGTTTGGAACTCCTGGCCGCTGCTTAATTGATGGAAGGTTCCAGGCTCTACATTCATAACTGGGTTAAATGTATCTTCAGTATCATCACCAACAAATGAATTGCCGTCTGGTGAAGTAAAGAAACCCATTTTGCTGGCCCCTAATCTAGCAGCAATAATCTCAGCCTCTAAATAACCATCTAATTGTTTTACATTGGCCATGGCTG